CCTTGAGGTCCTTGAGGTCCTTGAGGACCAGTTGGACCAGTTGGACCAGTAGTTCCTGCTCCACCACAATCTCCAAAAGGATTACCTACGAGACAAGGATCAAAGAATCCTAATTGTGCGCATTCACCCTCATCAACTTCTATTTGCACAGTCATTAACCAACCACTGTAACGATCTCGATTATCTTCTAAAATTGGAACTAATGTTGGAGAACCTATCAACTGTAACCATGTAGCTCCTTGTGGATTAGCTAACCACTTTTTTAGATCTAAGAGAATGCCCTGACAGTCTGACCAAACTTCGTTCAACTGTTCATCATCATCGGTTCTCACTCTATCTACGCATAAAATGTTGATAGTATGAGTGATCACATTTCGACTAGCTACTGTCTGTGTAGGTATGAAATGCACAAGAGGATAAAGAGTCTCTTTATTGCTGTTGAGATTCAGTGTACCTCCCCAACTTACGGTGGCTACTTGAGGATGAGCTGTAGCTACTGTGACTAATAAGTTCTCAAGAACGTTAATGCTGTATGTCATAATCAAAAAAGCTTAGATTAGAGTGACGTTTCAAATGATAAAAAATTTGAAATCTGCTGGAAGATCTTGAGGTTTCACAAGATCTATCATTCTCATACTAAGAGCATCTAAGAAGTCAGGAGAACGTCCACGAAGTCCCTCTTTCATCACGCCTTTTGAGACAATGGATAATTTTTGATCAGCATCTACTTTATCACGTTTCAGCTGTTCACATTCTCTTATGATTCTTTGCTCTATATCTTGATTCTCTATGCTGATGAGGATCTCCTGATTGTTAATAGCAAGAGCTAAACGATAGAGACATTCAGTTCTTAAATTAGTGTAATCTTTATTGTAAGGTGAAGCAGATCCCATGAAACGGAAAGAACCCGGAAAAGCTTCCCAGATAGAATTACCGTAACCTCCACCTACATCTATGATGATGTTAGAGAAGGGAACATTGTGTTGTGTGCTAAGTTTAGTGATCTCTTCAATTGTTTTCTCCATTCTAACTTCTTGGCCAGAGTACTCAAAATGATCAATGACTTCTAATCCTCTCCAGACTAAGATCACAGTAGAATCACCACCAGTGTAAGCTGGATCAACTGTGATGCTGGTAGATTCTAAAATTTCTCCGCTTTTAAGTTGAGTTCCTCCATCTCTACGAACATGACGATTGTTAAAAATTGTTAAAATTTGATCGTAACGACATAGAGCATGCGGATGATTACTATATTCCCATTCTCCAAGATAGAGACGTTTGTAACTAATTTCTTCCAGACTTTTCAGATTCTCGATATAACTAGCAGGAAGTAGCTTATTATCTGTGGGTAAAGCAGGAATAAATCTTAACTGAGAAGGTAACTTACGTTGTTTCCAAGGAAGATAAAACTTAGTGTAAAGAAAATTTTTGCTAGGGTTGCATGTTAGTAAGATCTTTGGAGTGAGGTTCCATTGATCTGTTTCAAGTTTATAACGAATTCTAGATTTGATAACTTCAAAAGCACGTTCTTGAATCTGAGAAGCTTCATCTATGAAAGCTCCTGTAATTTCTAAGCTTCCTAGAGAATCAAAGTCTGGATCGCTAGGATAGTAAAAAAGATCTTTAAGAACAATCTCTGAACCGTTAGCAAATTTGATCTCATTAGCATTACCTGGCCAGCTCCAATCAATATCTTGTTTTAACCTGTATCTTTTGCAAACATCTCTAAAAGTTTTCATGGTAGTAGATTTTAGCTGGCTTAGTTTGCTTCTACCTATTAACCATCGAGTTCCTGGATAAGCTATACAAGAGAGAATTATCCAAGTGCAACCTAGATCTGTTTTACCTCCCCCAGCAGCTCCACCGTAGAGTACACTAAAAACTTCAGGATCTTGCAAAGCTTTGAAAGCTTCCAATTGTTTCTGAAGAAACTTGATCTCTAGATTTCTGTACTGGGTTCTCATTTAGTTCGAGAGACAAGTAAAGAGTCTCCCTTTCTGATCATTTTTAAACGAATACGTGGTATCAAGTGACTTTTAGCTTGTGAAATAGAACTCTTTAAGTTGACAGGTTTTCTACCTTCCAGAGGACACACGTATGTCTCTTCTAACTTTAGTGTCAGCAACCAATTGTATTTCGTCCAGAGCTTCTTAGATCTCTCAATGTATAGCGGTTCAAGATTTGTCATCTAATAATCCGATTTTTATTGATGAGATTCTGTCACCTCCTGTAGTGATGTCAACTTTATCTTTCCACTTAGGGCTCAGTTTTGTGAGAATGAGTTTGATAGCTTCAAGATTACCACCTTCTCTCATCGAAAGATGAAATAGAGCTTGTTCGGCATCTTGAATCACAAGATCATCTACAGTATTGATCCATTTGTTAAAGTGTTCGTTCTTTTTCCATCTGTAATACTCATTATAAGCGACACCTGTCATGGCGCAAGTTTTAGTGATACGACCGATAACATAACCCAGCTCGAAAAAAGCACATAAGAATACTCTTTGCATAGGTTCTAAATTCTCATCTACCGCGATAGATTCATGAATCATTTTAATTTCCTCTTGAGTCATCTTGTTTTGTTTCATTTAAAAAATCTAAGTACTGAGCACATTTTACAAAATGCATCTCTTGCATCTCTGGATGTTCTTCAATTTTCTGGCGAAAATTTTCATCAAGATTGCCTTGAGCTTCTGCATAATCTGCTAAGTACTCTAAAAATCTACGCATTTTGATATTCATGGTTGGATCATTTTTTCATTTACGAGATAAGTCTTGACTCTCCTGAAGACTCTTTGCACACAACCAGGACAAGACATACCACTTTCTTTCTGTTTTGGCCATTTAGAGTTATGAGCTGCGAAGAGTTCTGCTATAGCAGCATGAGGTGCAGGATTGATCTCAATTGCTTTGTTATAAGCTGCTAATAGTCTCAAATCTTGACTGTTTTCCATTGTTCCAGTATTTTTTTAATCCTTCTGAGATTCTTTTTTTCCATAGTTCTGATTTCAATTTTCCCTTTCTAACTTGTGACATAAGCTTTCTTGTCTCTTCGCTCTTCTCGGTACCACCTCCTCCTCCTGAGATCTTGTTGTAACTTAGTGAGTGCGATTTGTAAAATTGTATCCATTCATCCTCTTTACGATCATCTTGATCTAGGATCTCGCACTTGAAATGAATTTCTCCATCTTGATCATAATCAATTTGAAATTTAGAACAATGTATACCTCTCTTTAGCAAACTAAAATGATGACGTATACGAGCTTCAGGATCTTTGCTCTTTCCTACGTAAGACATTCCGTTGAGTTCATTGTAAATTCTGTAGATCATTTTTTTTGTGTTATTTTGAATTATTTATCTACAGATATTTATCTCAGAGATTTGTTTTAACTAATTTTAACAGGTAAATATGCGTAAATAGTCTCGATGATCTTAGTAGTGAACATCAAAAGACCAGCGTTCACTAGATTTCCCCACATGATGAGACCTATCCAGAAAGAGAGACAGATACTACAGTCTAATAATTCTACCAGAAGAGGAAAGCGTGTGAGACGAGATTTCAACTCTCTGATTGGTCCTGCCCAGGTTAGAGTTTGAGCAATTACTGCAAGTCCTATGTAATCTAGCATCTATAGTGTAATATTATATCGTTTGCGAAAAGCTGCAGATTTCCAATGTTTCTCAAGTGTTTTCTGCTTGTGCACATCATGGGAGCTTGAGATTGTATGTTTTTTCACCACAATTTAGGAGCTTGATTAATTTCATGAAAAAGTAATTCTTTCATGTTTCTGATCTTCAAAAAGACCGAAGTCGGTGGAATTCCCACTAGTGATGAGATCTGTCTGATAGTTAGAGACTCTATGAAATGCATATCATAAAGCTTCTTAGCCCAAGGTGGTAATCTAGAAGAAGCAGACCTCAGTTTTTCTAGTTTTGAGATAGCTTCAGGACTCAGTTTACCTTCTATGTGAAGTTCGTAAGAGTAGAAAGTTTGGGTATCCATCAGTTCAAAAAATCGAGTCTCTGTTTCAGGAACCTGAGTATCATACTGTTCAGTGTGACGCAGATCATAAGCTCTCTGAGGATTATTGTAGAAACTATAGTTCTTGAGAACTTTCACGCATAGAGCTTCGGTGAGAAATTCAAACTTGTGAAAGTAAAGATACTCAATGAGGCTACTCACAGCTTCTTCTGCTTGCTGACCGTTGTACTTCTTAGAGAGTTTACAGAAATACTCATATCGTGAAGTATTATAATCAGGATGATTTGTAGTACCTGTCAGAAAAAGATCAATATCTTCTTTACTTAACATTCAGAATCTCGATCATTTTTCGAAGAGCAGCTCCTAATTCTTGATCATTAGGGTACATGAGACATAAGAATTTCACATCCTCCAATCGAAGAGGAAAAGGTGAAGTAGTGTAGCGAGGAGGAGGAGTGTTAGTAGTTTCCATTCAGCAGGGGTTGTAATTGTTCATCAGTGAGAAAACCACGCTTCTCGTACTCTTTTTGTAGATTGAGATGAAGAGAATTGTTTCCTTGATAATTTTTTAACATTTTCATGATGTTAGCTCTTTTCAGATGATCATCGATGAGAGACTCTAGAGAATGATGAAATCTGAAGTTATTATGTAGTTCTTCAGCGTGACGAAGTTTCTCTATTAGCAATAGTAAGTGATTCATAGCTCGTGGGGTTATTTATCTATATATACACACCAAGGGAGAGATTTCTCCCTCCCTCAATGTTAACACAAAAAAAGCTACAATGAATCTAGTTAATTAGAAGAAGGAATACAATAGTTCAGAATATTTTTGTTGACGTTTCTGATCTCTTCTCGAATGATCTCCGAGAGAGCATGAGCATAGTGTAACTCGAAACGTGATTCTGTGAGTTCGGGATCGATCAGACGACAAGCCCTGTAGATCTCATGTCGATTGATACTTTTTTTGTGACATGTTTTGATGACAGATTTGATTTGAGGGTTGATTGGGCTTTTCATTTGTCGTGTGTTGTTTTATTGAGTTTAAGGTACTATATTACTTTACACTTTCATGCTTGTGCAGAGAATACAAGGGTTTCTAGCGAATATCTTGTTTAGTTACTTATAACCAACTTCCCCACTGTTTATCTTGATCTTTACTAAACATGAATTTTACTCTAGTTACGAATATCTTGTTTCTTGCTATCATTTCACGTATAAATTCACTTTTGTAGTTAAACATTTTATTTTTATGGTTCAAGTAAGTTAATCCTGGTAAAGAAGCACAAGGTAAAGCAATATCTATAATTTTAAGGTTATCTTTATCTACAAATTGACCTGCTACATAATTAGTTGAATACTCAATTTTTATTTTATAGCAAGGTACTTCTTTCCCTTTGATTTCTTTTCTAAAAGTTAAGAGTTCCCAAGTTTCATCTAGTAGCATTGTTTTGTGTTTATTTTATGTATTAAAGAATAACACATAATTATCTCAAAAAGAAATGGATTTTGTGTTTGTTTTGAACAAACATTCTTGAGTTGCGTACCCTTGAGCAACGTTAGAGTGCTTTTTCAAAGAGACTAACAAGCGAAGTTGGAAGTTACCTTTCAGAATCCCTTGAGTTGCGTTTGAGTTACGAATTATGTTCTTGAGTGCCTCAAGTTGAACTAAACTATTTTGAAAGGTAACCTTTAACTTCGCTTGTTAGCTTTCTTTGAAAAAGTTCTCTAACGGTTTTCTAATTCGTAACTCAAGAACCTTAACTTAACAACCTAATTCGTAACTCAAGAACCTTAACTTAACAACCTAATTCGTAACTTAACAACCTAATTGGTAACTCAAGAACCTAATTTAATCATTCCCTTGAACAAGCTAGCTGATTAGCAAGACGAATAAAGTCTTCCTTTAGGGCTTCTCGTAGCACCTTGAACTTAAATCAATTGACCAGCTTGTAACCCATATCAATCGATCTCCATCCAAATTCAATCGCCTGTTCTTCACAGGCTACCCTAGGTGCTTCCCTTTCGGGACCTCTATCACTAAGTTTCCGGCTTTTTTCATCAACGGTTTCTCTCCGTCCTATGTTACCGGTCGCTCCCTTAGCTTAGCTGCCTTTTTTGATTAGGTGTTACAGTCACCAGCCCGTAGAATGCCCGATTATAGTAATTTTATACTTGGCTACCCAAGTCACTAATTCTGAAAGTATAACCTCCAGCTTCGCTTAATGTTCTATTGCTTAGTTGCCTGCTAATTGGCCTTTTGATGAATTTATTACTTGTAATCTCCATTAGAGACGTATTAAATCTATCCTATATATCAAGAAGCTCTGAGAAATTCTGAAAATAGAAGGTATTTTTTGAGAATTGTTCAAAACTTTTGAAAATTGTTAATAAGCATTTATCTAGTTAATTTATCACAAGAAAAACCCCGGCGTGGGCAGCTACCGGGGTTTTCTTATTATCGATCCTGGGAAGTTATTGCATTCTGGAGAAAGGAAGCACCTAGCGAAGTCAAATGCACCAAGATCGAATGTTATCTTATATATCAAAAAATATCAAAAAGTTTTGATATTGCAAACTAAAATTGTTAAAAAATGTTAACGACAGAGTCGATTATGAAAATTATTGCTTTTGGAGAGACGCTTGAAAAACATTAGAATCCTGCCGCTACCAGCGTTGCCCATCGTAAAAAACCATATTCTTCTAACTCTTGGCGACAGATATTGAGTTTTTCATAATTTTGATTGGGATCGCTCATTGCTGAGTAAACGCGTCTCACTCTTTTTAATTTTGCAGGATCCAAGAGATGAGGACCGCCTATGATCTTTTTTTTCTGCATCTGCGTTTTGATAATCCAGCTCCTAGTTTGACAATACGTTGTTTGCATCCCCCAGTGGGACGATCAAAAGTCTTTGCTATTGTTTCCCATGAATATCCTTCTTTGTGCATGGAGATCAATAGAGCATCTTGTTCGGGTGTCCAATGCTTTGGATGTTGCTTATCCGAGTAAGTGATAATGACAGTTTCTCTGAACTTGATTTCTTCTAGAGTTTGAAAGCACTCTTGCATGCGCTTCAAACCAGTGGATGACAATTTCACACCTTCTCGAACAAGACCCTGATAAACACGAAGAGAACCGTTTGCTCCTATCCAGTTGTTCTCTGGAATGTATTTTTCCAGATCTTCGATAAGTTTCATGTATAAAATTAACACTTAGTTTCTTTCGGAGATTCTTCGTTAACAAAAATTATTTTCACAGCTTTGCTCAGAGAACCCAAGCGATGTTTCTTGATATAGTTGGTGGGCCCATCTTTGAAAGCACCACGTACATTTTTAGGTCTGGCCATTGGAATTTAATCTGTTGATGATTTGAGTCACACCGAAACGTTCTTTTAAGATCTTGAGAAGTGAGGGTGGTAAAGTTCCTAGAGAACCTAAGTTTTCCAAGATTGAGATGAGTAATGTTGAGAAAGTCACACCTATGATGATGGCAGGAAGAGGAATGAAGATCCAAAGAGAACGTGACATCCACCAAGAAGCTGCTAACAGAGCAGAGATGAAGACGCAATTCACTAGAGTACGAGGTATACGATAACTTTTGATAGTTCCAGCTTTCCAGGCGCAAGAGATTCCAGTCACAAAATCTAAGAAATAAAGACCCCAGAGAGTCCATACAGCTATAGCATCATCATAGATATATCCAGTGAGAAGTGTGAGCCCTGTAGCTAGAGCAGTGAAACCCCAATTCAAAGTCTTGTATGTTCCAGTTAGCACTAGAGTTGACCACCAATCTGCAAAACTTGTGTAACCCATAAAATTGTTCATTGGCTTCGTGTTTGATTTAGTATCCACAACCTCCACAACAGTGACGATCATCACAATTGTAATCTCCGCAACAACCTCCTCCTCCTCTGTAATAGACACCTCCATCAAATTGAGGTGCAGTAGGATGAATGGGTATCTGAGTGCCTATGTACTGAGGATAGAGATTACGATTTTTACATAACCAATCTTGAATACGTTGAGTATAAAATTCTGCTATATTGGTAGATTCAGAACGAATAAGGCTGATCTCAGAGAGCGAAGCTGGTGTGATACGATCATTAGTAGCACGCACTACTCCTGCTCCACGAACCTCTACTGCTACAAAAGGTATAGCAAAAACTACTGTCCAGTAAGCTAGGGCGGGACGAATAATCTTGAGAAGAGTATCTTCATCCGATGTCACTAGACCGTTGACTATCTGATCTTGAAGATGAATGTAAAAAGTAGTACCTAAGACTGGTTGAATGTGCAAGTCTTGAGCAGATCTTATGAAAGGAGCAACTAGAGCCACATCTATGTTGGCATTGATGGGAGTATTTTGCACTAACCAAGTCTCATCAATGAATTGAGCATCTAAAACATAAGGAGTTGGCATGAGAATTAGATTTGTTTATCTTGAATTTTGACAGTTTCAGTGAAACCATTGATAGAAAGTAACATGTTAAGTGTTCTTTCGATCACATCTCTATCTTTGTCAATCACTGTGAGTTTGAAGAGAGAGTATTTTTCTTCAAAGCTTCCACTTCCCAGCTGACCAGGCACACTCACACCTACTAGTTCTGGTGAGGTCACAGAATGACCAGTTACAATGCTAACATTCACTTCTTGCTGTAGCTGTAACATTTGAGCATCTAGATTTTTCACATCTAAGGGTGTGAATGTGGGTTGAGAATCTTTATTAGGACTAAAAAATACTGCAAGCTTTCTACCAATACCTTTGTTAGTGAATTGTCTCTCTAGTTGTTTACGAATAGCGTTACCCTGTTCTTCGCTAGAAGGTGTCTGTGGGTAACTTATGATCATGCTAGGAGTGAAACCTGTTTCAACTGAAGAGAGATAAAATTCATTCAGAGAAGCGCTAGTTTTGATAGCGTTGAGCGCTCCGATATAGTTAGGCCTTCCGTAGTATTGCCATCCAGGAAAATTGTTCTTAACATACAACAACTGTGTATAATCATAAGGATATTCTTCCACAGAATCATAATTTTCAGGAAGTTTACCATCAGGTAAGTGAGAATTGATATTAAAAGCTTGAATCTCTTCTGCTTCTATCTTTCTACCTTTCCAAGTTTCTGCTATGTAATATTTGTTGATTTGGCCATTCTCTGCTATTCCAGCACGAACCCAGTGAAAAGGCACGTACTCAACTTTGACGATCCTGGAAAAATTAGTTGACCAAGTAATTTTAGCACAGTAAGCTCCACTGATAGTGTAATCTGTAGCAAATTTGGATTTTAGATCGTACCAATTATCAGCGTAAGAATTGTTAATAAAGCTATTCAATTCAATCACAGCATCTAGATCTGGAGACTCTTTTGACCAGACAGGGAGAGGCACACCACCCACTAAAAATTCATCTCCAGCTATCAAGTAGCTCTTTCCTACTAAGATTCCATTATGAATAGCGCTAGATTCACTAAGGTTCAATAACTCTTCTGGAAACTGATTATCTTCACCAAAACTCACCCATCCTCCTGTTTTTTCTTCTTTGAAGCGAATAGGTTCTGTTTTTCCGTAGTGCTGCACAAAGGGACGTAAGTTCATCTCTGGTGCGGGTGTTGGTGCCTGCGGAACGGATTTAAAAAGATCAAATAACTTCATATCTAGTGTTTTTATTGATAAGCTGGATAAGTAGCGCCTACTCCGTAACTTGGTAATTTACTAGCAGGTATTGTCAATCTCATCAGACCACGTTCTACTACACAAAGAGCATTCGCCAAATTTAGATCTTGAGGTACTGTAACAGCAAACTGATAAACAGTGTAATCATAAGTTCCAGCTTGTGGCCAATCTACTGTTCCGTTCTGATAATCTTCTGCTCCAGTCTGTACTGAGATCAAAGAGAATCCATTGAACCTGGAACCTGTGTTGATAAGGAAATCAGGAGCTGTGAAGATCCTCTCTATTCCTGTCTGCTGATTCACAGTTTGAAAAACCCATGCGCTAATCTGTGGATCTAGACATAGAGCTTTTTCATTGAGAGTCAAAAAAACATCTTTTGGAAGTCCCAGATATTCAATGTTGATCATAAATAAAGAAGCAAGAGAAAAGGGTTTCGTTCCCAGCACAAAAGCCACCCCCGAAGGGATGGCTCTTGCTTTGTGAATGGGATTATACTACGATGAAAGGAATGAGAGCTGGATCAACTTGCTTGGCACGAAGAGGCTCTTCAGCAACTAGAGTGATGATGTAACCGTTAGCATCAGTCTTTGCAGTACCTGTGGTACTTGTGTTAGTAGTCACAAACATTCCATCTTGCTGACCGTAGAGCCAGTAAGTTCCATTAGAATGTTTAGCGATGACCATCACTAGTGAGTTATCTAACAACATTAATTCATCTCTCTTCACTCTCTCGATTCTATCTAAGACGATAGTTCCAGTTTGAGTGTAGAAAAGAGAACCAGTAGCTAGATCTTTGGTGAGATCTTCAGCGAAACTTGCAGTGTTTCTTCTAAATGTGTAGGGGAAGAAGAAATCTACAGTAGCACCAGCCGGTCCTTGAATGTCGAATATGAAAGAGTCGCCGTTAGTTCCGCTAGCACCAGTCACACCTGGAGAATAATCAGCAGCAGTAGCGCTAATCAATGTAACATCTTGAAAGTTAGTGAGATAGATTTCACTAACACCACCTGGATTCGGTTCACAGCTAAGACCATTGAGTCCTGCTGTAATAACTGTACATGGTACGAATGCCATTTTATTATGTTTTTTTAATTGTTTTGAAGGGGAGAAGTCTTGTTCTCCTCCCCTTCGTTAGTGATTAGGGTCGGTACCAAACGATTTCAGGGCCGATACGGTAAGTTACACCAAATCTCCATCTAGCAGCTAATCTGATAGCAGATTCACCGATAGTTTCAGAAGTATCTATGATGCGAACTTCTTGCATATCGCTAAGTAGATCGAAACCGATTGCTATGTTACGAGGATCACAAACTACTACGTTACTAGCAGGTAAGAAAGGAGTAGGAACAACTTCTATACCTAAGAAATTCAGAGCTTTATCACCAGTAGGTAAGAGACCACCGTTGGTGTTGATCTGAGCAATCTTGTAAGCATCCACCACATTTTGTGCAGCGAACATTACGATGGGATAGCCAGAGTTCTTTACTGCATCGGGTACAGTGCTGTAGATAGTTGAGAAGGTGCTGATGACGTTACCTGCAGTGAGACCACCACCGGTGAGACCCAGAACTCCTGAAGCTGGAGAAGTAGCTCCAAACTGAGCTAAGAGGCCATCGCATTGTAAGAGATAAGGATCTATGTCACCACCTTCAGTATTACCGTTCCAAAGAACATTTTGCATATCGTTTCCGATCTGACGCTGAAGTTGACCTAAGAGGAAAGCGTTAAACTCTTCAGGACCGATTGGGGCATTCGCACCAAGACGAAGTCTCTCTGAGAGGAAAGAAGCTTCCACATCTTCTCTGCATATGATCTCGTTAACTTTGTATGCACAAGCTGTAAGAATACGAGGTTCTAAAGTAATATTACCCTCTGGATTAAATGCGCAAGCATCAGGAACAACATGCCCTGCGAGAACTACATTTGGTAGAGTGATCTGATTTTTTACACCATCAAAAGGTGAAAATCTGCTCATAATTTCATTCTGGAAAAGTGCAGGTGCGAAGAAATCGAAACTGTACTTACCACAATACGATATTGAATTGGTCCAAGCCATTTTTTAATGTTTTTTGTTTGATTTTAATAGAGGTTGAAAGCTTTAGCCTGTTCAAATGCTTTCAGAAGTTCACTTCCTCCGCCACCTTTGTAGAATTCAGGCTTTTTAGTTTCCATCACTACTTTCTTTGTTTTTTGTTCAGGAACTGATTTTCCAAACTTGTTAAGTTCTTCTTTCAGCTCTTGATTCTCTTGAGAAGCCATGCTAAGTTCTGATTCCAGAGCAGCTACTCTAGTAGCTAGATCTATCATCTCAGTAGTCAGTTTCTCAATTGCAGCCATCATCTCTGCGGATGCATCTACTGTTGCTTTTTCTAAGATCTCAGTGATCTTACCTTCTGCAGTAGTGATAGTTAGAGTTTCGGTCTCATGTACACCATCAGGTGCAAGAGTCTCTTCTCCTTCGATCTCTACGTAAACTTCACTGCCTACTTCCAAAGGTACATCACCTTTAGTATAGACTACAGTTCCGTCTAGAAGTTCTACACTTGCAAACTTTGTCTTTTTCATACTTTCTTGTTTTTGTTTTTGTTGCATAACTCTTTCTAGAAAATCTTCAGGAACTATTTCTCCTTCAGCGATGAGTTCTGCTAGTTGTTTCCGAGCAGCCTCTTCACGATTTTCTAGATCTTCAATACCTCTTAAAATATCTATGATTCCATCGATCATCTCAGGATTATAGACTTTCACTTCTCCATTCTGTAGAATGGGTTGAGATGACATAAAACCTTCTACAGAAAAACCTCTAACTTTACCAGATTTGATAACAGTGTTCCAGTACTCTTCATCTTCAATGTGCACTATACCGAACCAAGTTCCTGAAGGTAAACTAAATCCCCATTGTTGGCTCTTATCCACACCCTCTGTGACTATCCATGATTCCATGATGAAACCTGGAACAAGACGATCAGTGTGATCTTCGTTGAGATTTACAGTGGAACGTGACTTGAAGAATCTCTTGATAGCAGTCTCAATTGTTTCTGCTGAGAAAAAAACATCGTACTCTTCACCATCTTCATCTCTCCTGTAGATTTTAAGATCTGGAACCATGAAAGGACCAGCTAGCATTCTCTTCTCTTCATTGATAGAAGCAAAATTGAATCTAGATTCCCATTTGGAATTACAGATAGCGAAAGCTTGATCTGGAGAATATTTATCTGTCTCAATTGACATGCAACGAGTGAGAAATTCTTCTTTAGTTTCTCCAGCTTTAGGTTCCACTATCATCTCAACTTCTTGATGAAAAGCTTTCCAATTGATCTCAATTGCAGGCTCTTTGACTACAGAGATAAAATTTACACCCTCAGACTCATCGCCTAGAGTCATCTCATAAAGAGGTCGTTTCTTTTTCTTTTTCATATTAAATAGTAAGCAAACTTTTTTGTAATGTTTAACCACCGATTCCGATAGTGTTACCACTTTCAATAGCTTCAACTGAATTGCGAACTCTGTCAATTTCCACTACAGAAACAACTGGTCTGAGATCACGAACTGCAGGTTGAGCAGCAAAACCAGCTGCATTGATTCCAGTAGCTTGTTGAAGTTCACTAGGTGGAGCAGGTTGAGTAGGAGGAGGAGCAGGAGTTGTGGTACCACCTCCACCACCTCCACCACCAGCACCAAGAGCTGCTGCAGCTGCATCTTGTTCTTTTAGCGCTTGTCTAGC